CCGAGGGGCTTGCGCGCCATGAGAACAGGGGGATCGTAGCTGATATCACGTTGAAGGACGAGTTGAAGAAGCCCGCCAAGGCGATTAGGGGTTTCGCAGCGATGCCATTCGGCTATAACGACCTCATGCGGCGGCTGGTGTTACCAGTGTTCAAGGTTGTGCAGGAGAACCCGTTGTTTTTCGGGATTTCGATCGGGATGAATGCGGAGTCGTATCAGTGGCGTTGGTTGTTTGAGAAACACGCCTCCAGACGTTTTCACGTCTTCTACGATTTTAAAAATTTTGATCGGAGTCACGCGGCTGAGATGTTGCGTGGGGCTCACCGTGTTCTTATGGAGTGTATGGCCGTGCTCTATGAGAACGACGAACTGGTGTGTGGACAGCCGTGGCACCGTGTGGCGGCTGGTGGCTTTGCGTTGGCGCAGTGGCCAATCTACAACGTCAACGACACTATTTTCGAGGCGGACGGATCGCTGGCGAGCGGGATGTTTCACACGGCGATGGTGAATTCTATTTGGCAGGCGATCATCCTCGAGATGTTGTGGATGGTGTACGTCGAGGAGAATGGGACGTCGGCGACGGAAATGGACTCTTTTGCCCAAATGTGTTCTGATGATAAGTATGGCGATGATGGCATGCTGTCTACAGACGCTGAGGGCTTCAACCTCCCGTTTTTCGCTCGCGTGGCCGCGGGCTGGAACCTGACCATCACCGACCCTGAGAAGCGCTCTGTTCTGCCGTTGGATTTTCCTGTGTCGGAGTGGAGTTTCCTGAAGAGGTCGTTTAAGGTCGATGAGGAGCGAGGTTGGGTGTTTGCCCCCCTGGAGGTGGACTCAATTCTAAAACAAGTCAACTACTGGGAGGAGCCTGACCAGAGCTCGCGGGCAACGGAGATGCTGGTGCGCGTCAACGGGGCCCTGGAGTACTTGGTGGTGTGGCGCACCGAGGAGAGCGAGAAGCTCTTTGACGAAATCGCCACAGCGTACGCGGAGGTGTTTCCGGCGTTCGCTCATCTGGTTCACACGCGGCAGGCAGCGTGGGACCGAAAAACAAACCTGATGGACGATCCGAAGTCCATCAATCCCGAGAATTTTGCGCAGTCTCGGGG